GATACCAAATTTAAATAAAATATTAAAAGAGTGGTCTTATAGAGTTGGTGTAATAAAACCAAGAGATGAAAAACACATATACCATCTCAACAAAATCCTAACAGAAGAAGGTTGGTCATATACTGCTATAGATGAAATTGTACAAAATTTGACTGAAATGAGTGTAGGAGCAATGGAAACTGCTCTTATAGCAGGTTCAAAGAGTAGACTAGGAAAACATTCTACATCCAGAAGAGTCTCAAATATTGGTAATATAACTCCTGCTGAATTTATAGATATAATAAAAATTACTTTTAGTGGTGTTGTGAAAGTGGATGTTTTAGACCCAGGAAGTGGAGATAATGGGAGTGGTGCTTTTAAATTATTTAAGTGGACACATGACAATATAGATTACAAGGTTCATTTAGCAGGAGAAGTTACTGGTAGAGGAACAACAAAAACAAAAGACCAAGAATTATCATGGTTGTTGGTTTTAAGTGGTATACAATTTGGTGGTGATCCAACTGATAAAGAAGCTTTTATTTCACTATTGATTTCAAATTCAGAGGTATATGGTAAAATTGCTGGTATGACTCAAAGTAAAGCTTTACACTTGGCAGCATATATAGAAAATAATGATGATTGGTATGTATCTCATGTAAAACAATGTAAGCAGTTTATGAAGATTGGTGCTTTTAACCAACCTAAAAAATATGTAAAGGATGCTTCTTCGTTAGCAGTCAATAAACAGGCTAAGAAATTATATAAAGCTGAACATGGAAAAACATTAGATTTAGATAAATGGAATCCAGCTGATGTGTGGTTGGAATATTCATCAATTCCATCTTTTGATAAATTGGCAGAATTGAATAATTATTTATTGAAATCTATTGCACACGGAAATGGGTATATTGGAGTATCATTAAAAAAAGGTGGTGGAAAAGTTGGTATTGTTAACGGGTGGAACCAGAAAGTTTATACATTAGATGGTATAAAAATAAAATACGGCGGATTATTTTCACAGGGTGTGACCTTTGAGTATAGTGGCCTAAATTTAAATGGGTTAGGTTTACATTTTAGAATATTTTCTGGAAAAGATAATGAAACTATAAGAGGGGAAGGTATTGCAAAAGGAGCAAATGCGGTACAAGGTAAAGTTAAAATGAGTGTTATAAATGATTTTAAGTCAGGAACTCTATCAAAGATTGAGTCTGTTAAAGGTGCTAGTGTTGAGTTGAGTAAAAATATATGGGGTTGGTCTAAAACTGGAAAAGAAAAATTTAATTTAGTGTCAAAGGTATATAATAAAATTAAAGGAGCTTCGAAATTAGCTAGTAATGGTAGTTGGGATGTTGCTTTTACTAATGAGAAAAATTTTCTTAAAACTTTAAATGATTACTATACAAAAAAGAAACCAACAGAAAATTCAGTTAAAGCTAATATAAGTTCAAGATTTCAATCTATCATGTTAGGTTCAATTATAGCTAGTCTTAATAAATCAGACCTAGAAAAAGTGATGCTCGGTATGTTAAAATATGGAAAATCAGAATCAGAGTGGTCATCGGCACATTATAAGGCACAATAATGAAAACACAACTATTATGCACATTCACTAAAAAAGATAGATTTAATGACACATTAGATATTATTATCTCATGCAATGATATTGTGTTTGATAAAGTATACACATTTCAAAATGAAAATGATCTCAATCAATTAATATGTACATACAATGTAGAATATAATGAAGACTTCATGCAGGGTATACAAGATACTATTTCACTTCATAGAAAAAAACACACCAATACACTTTATACGATTAACGCACTCAATGATTTAATTCGTGAGTTAAATGGTGGTAGGTTGGATAAAACATTTCCAATAGAATGGGAAAATTATAAAAACTCATTATTGCTTACTGGTGATGATGGTCTTAATAAAATACCAACAAAAATTTATAAAATAATAGATGTAAAAACGTGGGAAAGAGATATAAAATAAAATTGTATTTCGGAATCTTTTATTATACTTATAAAAGTATCAAGGTTACACTTGATTGACAAATAATAAATAACTAATTAACAATGGAGAATTAAAATGGATTTAACTGCAATAAAAAATCGCCTAAATCAATTACAAACCACAAACAACAGAACCTCAAACTTATGGAAACCCCAACCAGGAAATCAAATAGTTAGAGTAGTGCCTTATAAACACAATAAGGACAATCCGTTTATTGAACTATATTTTCATTATGACTTAGGTGGAAAGAACTATCTTTCACCAATTTCATTTGGTAGACCTGATCCGATTGAAGAGTTTGCACAAAAACTCAAAGGAACTGGTTCAAAAGATGACTACCGTTTAGGTAGAAAAGTAGAAGCCAAAATGAGAACATATGCTCCTGTAGTAGTTCGTGGTGAGGAAAGTCAAGGTGTTAAATTTTGGGGATTTGGAAAGACAGTTTATCAAGAACTACTTTCTATAATCGCAGATCCAGACTATGGTGATATTACCGACTCAGTTAATGGTCGCGACATCGCTGTAGTATTCAAAACAGCTGAAGAAACAGGTAAATCTTTTCCTTCAACTTCAATCAGAGTAAAACCAAATCAAACTCCTATTACGGAAGATGCATCATTACTTGAAACACTAACTGAATCTCAAAAGAATATTACTGAGATTTACCAAGAACAATCATATGAGGTCTTAACACAAGCTCTTAATGATTATCTGAAGGGTGGTTCAACTACTGAAGAAGAAAAGAAAGAAGAGGTTTCAGCAACAGCTGCAGCATCATCTTATGATTCTAAGAAAACTTCAGACGCATTTGACGATTTATTTAATAACTAGACAATAATAATATTGGGTGGTTAGAATAACTGCTGGAATTATCATATGATATTACTATGTGGTTATAAAATTCCTCTGGAACCACCCATTATTTAAAAGGAGATTTGAATGTCAACAAGAGATGAATTGGCTAGTGTCTTAGCAGACACACTTAATAAAAACTTCAAGGATATGAAAGTAGCATATTTTCTTGATGGTACGGATACTACACCTACTGATATCAAGGATTTTGTTTCAACTGGTTCTACTATGTTAGATTTAGCTATATCAAATAGAGCAGATGGTGGAATTGCAGTTGGTAGAATAACAGAACTTAATGGATTGGAAAGTAGTGGTAAATCTTTAATAGGTGCTCATATGTTAGCAGAAACACAAAAGAAAGGTGGTGTTGCTGTTTATATAGATACCGAAACTGCTGTTAGTACTGAATTCTTAGGTTCAATTGGTGTAGATGTAAAAAGTATGTTGTATTTACATTTAGAAACCGTTGAAGATATATTTACAGCTATAGAAGAAATAGTAGCTAAGGTTCGTGAATCAGATAAAGATAGGTTAGTGACTATCTTAGTGGACTCATTAGCAGCGGCTACAACTAAAGTAGAATTAGAAGCTGAATTTGATAAAGATGGTTGGGCTACATCAAAGGCAATTATTCTGTCCAAAGCTATGAGAAAAATTACTCAGATGATTGGTAGACAGAAAGTAGCTCTTGTATTCACAAATCAATTACGTCAAAAACTTGGTGTAATGTTTGGTGATCCGTGGACTACAAGTGGTGGAAAAGCTTTACCATTTCACGCTTCAACTAGAATCAGATTAAAAAATCTTGGTCAGATCAAAGATGCTAAAAAGAATACTATTGGTATGAAGATGAGAGCTCAAGTCATTAAAAATCGATTAGGGCCACCTATGAGACATGCAGACTTTGAACTTTACTTTGAAAGTGGTATTGATGATGAAGGTAGTTGGTTACACGTTCTTAAAGAACATAAACTTGTAAAACAAGGTGGAGCCTGGTATACCATCAACGACCAAAATGGTAAGGAAATAAAATTTCAATCGAAAGATTGGGCTGAGAAACTTCAAGACCTAGAGTTTAAAGAGTATTGTTACAATATGATTTGTGATAAAGTTATATTAAAATATGAAAAGAACTTTGGAATTGATGATGTTATAGTGGAAGAGGAACTAAGTGAGTAATGCCAAATACCTATCTATATTTGATGAAATAAAGAAAAACGGTGGAACGGTAGATGCTGGTAAACCAAATGATAAAGTACTAATTGTGGATGGTCTAAACACTTTCATCAGAGTGTTTAGTGTCATACCAACAACTAATGATGATGGAATTCACGTTGGTGGAATCGTTGGTTTTTTACGAAGTATCGCTTACACTATAAATATGTTTAGACCTACCCGAGCCATCATAGTATTTGATGGTAAGGGTGGTTCTACTCGTAGACGTAAGATATTTCCTGAATACAAACAGAATCGTAAAACTAAGTATCGAGTAAATCGTTCATATGATTTTGCATCACAGGCCGATGAGAAACAAAATATGATGATGCAACTAAGTAGATGTGTAGAATATTTAGATACACTTCCTGTAACTGTTATGTCATACGATAATATAGAAGCTGATGATACAATTGGTTATCTGTGTAGACAAGTTCTTACCGAATCCAAGATTACAGTTATGTCAACTGATAAAGATTTTTTACAATTAACAGATGATAGAATAAAGATATGGAGTCCAACTAAAAAGAAAGTTTATGATACAGATAAGGTTATGGATGAGTATGGTATTAATTCACATAATTACATTTGGTATAGAGTTTTAGATGGAGATAAATCTGATAACATACCTGGTGTAAGAGGGTTGGGTTTAAAAACCATTCAAAAAAAATTACCATTTTTAACAGAGAATCGTATAGTTGAAATGGATGAGGTGGTTAATGTTTTACCTGATTCAAAAGACATGATAGAATTAAACTATAAGTTAATGCAGTTATCTGATGTTGATATTTCAGGTTCAACTAAGACAAAGATACTTGACAAAGCCAATGAACCAATTAATAGATTGGTTAAGTTTAAATTTCAAAAAATGTTTTTAGAGGATAAGTTATACGCAGCACTTCCCAATCTCAATAGTTGGTTAGCAACTAATTTTAATCAATTAAATACTTATGCAGAAAAAACACATGAAAAATAAAAAAGTACTTGACAAGTTCGGTTTTTTGTTGTATATTTACACATGGAAAATAGGGATTTTATAACCGTTTATGAGTGATACTTTTACACAATTTGGAACATCATTCCAAGCGAAGATTATTGCTTCGTTGGCAAGTGATATTAAGTTCTTAGGAACTATTAGTGATATACTACAACCATCTATGTTTGATTCCGATTCTAATAAGTGGCTGGTAAAATTAGTCATAGATTATTTTTACGAATATAAAAAACAACCTACACTTGAAGTTATAAAATATAAAGTTGATGAAATAGATAATGATGTATTGAAAGCTGGTGTTGTTGAAAAACTACGAGATGTTTGGAAAAATATAGAATCTACAGACTTAGAATTTGTACAATCAGAGACATTGGATTTTTGTAAGAATCAGACATTAAAAAATGCTATATTAGAATCAGTTGATATGTTGGAAAATAAAAACTATGATGGTATAAAAACTCTTATAGATGATGCTATGAAGGCTGGAACTACAAGAGATTTAGGTCATGATTATATTCCATCATTGGATTTGAGATTAGCAGATTCAGCACGGATAACAGTTAAAACACCGTGGGATGTTATCAATGACATAACAGATGGTGGATTGGGTGCTGGTGAATTGGGAGTTGTAGTTGCTCCAGCTGGTATCGGTAAGTCTTGGACACTTCAGGCTATAGGTGCTAGTGTAATTCGTGAAGAGAAAACAATCGTCCATTATACATTGGAATTGAATGAAACATATGTTGGGCTACGATATGATTCTATATTTAGTGGTATAACAACATCAAATATAAAATACTACAAAGATGAAGTCACTAAAAAATTACTTGAATTGAAGGGTAAGTTATTGATAAAGTATTTTCCAACAAAGGCTGCTTCAGTTCAAACATTAGGAGCACACCTTAAACAAATAGAGTTAAGTGGTACTAAAGTAGATATGGTAATTGTTGACTATGCTGACATCCTTATGCCAACCGGTAATTTTAAAGAAAAAAGACATGCAATAGGAAACATCTATGAAGATTTACGTGGATTGGCTGGTGAGTTACAGATTCCAATATGGACTGCTTCACAGGCTAATCGTTCAGCTTTGGAAGAAGATGTGATTGGTGCTGATAAAGTAGCTGAAGATTATTCTAAAGTTATGACTGCTGACTTTGTTATAAGTATGAGTAGGAAGGTAGAAGATAAGATTGCTAATACAGGTAGGTTTCACGTAATTAAAAATAGATTTGGTATAGATGGTGTTACTTATCCATCAACTATAAATACTAATATTGGACAAGTTGTGATACATGAAGGTAGTAGTCAATCTGGTATGAGTACACAAAATCAAATGAATAATAGTCAAGAGTTTTTAAGAAAACAATTAGCTAACAAATATAATTCTATGGAAAAAAAAGTTGATGGATTTGAATAAATTACAATTTAGATTCAATATATATTATACTTATATATTGTGGGAAATGAATAATTAATTAGGAGTTATGATGGAAAAGTTTACGTTATCAGAAAATTTTATAAATAAATACAAAAGAAAGAAACCACCATTTGGTTTTAATGGTCTAGGTGAGTTGGTTTATATGAGAACCTATTCAAGAATTAAAGAAGATGGAAAGAATGAACGTTGGTGGGAAACTGTCAAAAGAGTCGTAGAGGGAACTTACTCTATGCAAAAGAATCACATTGACTCACATCAATTAGGGTGGAATCCGTGGCAAGCTCAAAAATCGGCTCAAGATATGTATGAGCGAATATTTACTATGAAGTTTTTGCCACCAGGCCGAGGTCTTTGGGCTATGGGAACAGCCATAACCGAAGAACGAGGTTTATACGCCGCCCTCAATAATTGTGCTTTCGTATCAACTAAAACAATCAAAGATGATATGGCAAAACCTTTTTGTTTCCTTATGGATGCAAGTATGTTAGGTGTCGGTGTAGGATTTGATTGTAAGGGTGCTGGTGAAATTATTGTTAAGGGTGTAGATGAATCACGTGATGAAACCACATTTGAAGTACCTGATGACCGAGAAGGTTGGGTTGAATCCTTAAAGGTATTATTGGAGTCATATTTTCATGGAACTGCTTCTGTAAAATTTGATTATTCTTTAGTTAGACCTGAAGGAGCTCCAATAGCTGGATTTGGTGGTGTTTCAAGTGGATATGAACCATTAGAAGAAGTACATAATAGTATCAGAGAAGTATTGAAAAAAAATAGTGGAGAACCAATAACAACGACAACAATCGTAGATATAATGAATCTTATCGGTAAATGTGTAGTGGCTGGTAATGTTAGACGAACTGCTGAAATTGTATTTGGTGACCCGTATGATGAAGAATACTTAGATTTAAAAAATTACAAAGTTAACCCACATAGGGATCAATATGGATGGACATCTAATAATAGTATATTCGCAGAATTGGGTATGGATTATACAGCAGCTGCCGAACGAATTGTGGATAATGGTGAGCCTGGTTTTGCTTGGCTAGATAACATGAGAAAATATTCTCGTATGAAGAATGGTGGAGATAACAAAGACCATAGAGTTATGGGTGGTAATCCTTGTTTAGAACAATCATTAGAAAGTTATGAGTTATGTTGTTTAGTAGAAACATTTCCAGATAATCATGATTCATTAGAAGATTATCAACGAACATTGAAGTATGCTTATCTGTATGCTAAAACAGTTACATTGGGAAG